TTCAGGGTATTCAGGGTGTTCAAGGCACACAAGGTGTACAAGGTGTACAAGGTCTTCAGGGTGCACAAGGCATTCAAGGTGATCTTGGCATTCAAGGTGTTCAAGGCACACAAGGTACTCAGGGTGATCTTGGCATTCAAGGTACTACAGGCGAACAGGGCATTCAAGGTACTCAAGGCATTCAAGGTACTACAGGCGAACAGGGTATCCAAGGTCTTCAAGGTACTCAGGGTATTCAAGGAACTACATCTTCATATACAGACAATGACGTAGATAATCATTTGAATACATCTACCGCAGCAAATAATCAAGTGCTGTCGTGGACTGGAGTTGATTATGATTGGATTGATTCTAGTAGCGGTGGCGGTGGAGGCGGTCTTGAGTTGTTGGCAGTGGAGACAATCACAGCCTCAGTCAATGCTGTGGATTTTGATTTGCCTTCTGGCTATAAAAATTTTCGGTTAGTCTTCAACGATGTTGGCACTAATAACGGTTATCCTATATTGCGTTTTTCAACTGACGGCGGCTCTTCCTTTATATCTACGTCAACACATAATAATTACTGCTCAGCTACAGATATTGGCGGATCATCAACCGCCGTCTCAAATAGTGATGCTGACAGCGGCATAGGCTTTTCAGTTGGTTTGAATGCGGACATATCCGTTTTGGTCGATTTAATAATTTCCGCCACAAACGTATCGACCATGGGTTCGGGAACTGGTTCCGCTTTTTCCGATTTTTATAGAATAACCTCTCGCGGTCAACTTACGACAACAAGCCTTGTAAATTCGTTGAGGGCAACATTCTACAGCGGTAGTGCGACTTATACCTCCGGAACCATTTACCTCTACGGCTACAAGGAGGCCCTCTAATGGCAAAAGTATTAAAAAACGGTCAGATCATAGAAGTCCCAGACAGTGACTTTCCTCCCCCACCTCCACTCGCCGCAGATATGGTCAAACAAGAAGCATCTCGTCGTATTCTTGCTATTGCACCAGAATACAAACAAAGAAATATGTTGGCACGGTCAGCAGAATTACTGCGCATTGGTGAAACCAACTGGACCCAAGAGCAACGAGACGAAGTTCTGGCAATGGAATTGATCTGGGATACCATCAAGTTTATCCGCGCTAAGTCTGACGAGATTGAGATTATGAACCCAATTCCACAAGACTATACCAACGAAAAGTATTGGATATAATAAGAGCCTAAAATGGCACAACCAACGACAAGATCAGAATTTAAAGATTATGTACTTCGTAAGATAGGCGCTCCAGTAATTCAGATTTACCAGAAATCATACTAAAGAAACTCGCGAAGTATTAAAACAAAAAGCTATAGAATAATTTAATGATCCAAAAAATAGAGAAGTTCAAAGACAAAAAGCTTTAAAGCAATTTCAAGATCCTGAGCAAAGATATAAAGCAGGAAATGGTAAAAGAGGAAAATCGTGGTATTGCAATCATGAAACTGGACACACTATTTTATGCTTCCCATGCGATAAACCTGATAATTATGTTAAAGGGAGAATTTATAAATGAAAGTTGTTATATGTACAGGTGGATTTGATCCGCTTCACAGCGGTCATATAGCGTACTTCAAAGAAGCAAAGAAGCTGGGTGATATGCTCGTTGTAGGAATCAATAGTAACGAATGGTTGACTCGTAAGAAGGGACAGCCATTCATGGACATCAATGAAAGAGTCAACATAGTAAAAAATCTTTCAATGGTCGACTCCGTGATTGTATTTGATGATAGTGATGGATCCTCGAAGGAAGCAATTCGGCACAGTCTCAATACCTATCCAAACTCTCATATCATCTTTGCAAATGGTGGTGATCGTGTTCCTGGAAACATTCCCGAGAATGAGATAAACAGCCCAAGACTTGAGTTTGCGTTTGGAGTTGGCGGTACTCACAAGATGAATTCGAGTAGTAAGATACTGACTGAGTGGAAGACTCCAAGAACAGAAAGAAAGTGGGGATATTATCGAGTACTTCACGCTGATGGTCCTTCAACTAAGGTCAAAGAACTTGTGGTAGAACCGAGTAAAGCATTGAGTCTTCAGAAGCATAGTAAGAGAAACGAATACTGGATAGTATCATATGGTGTTGGTAAGTTACTTGTTGGTGATCGTGAGACTCACTTACAAGAAATAGATCTTCAAAAACATGATTCAGTAGTAATTCGTACTGGTCAATGGCATCAACTGATCAATGACTCTACTGATGAACTACGTATTGTAGAGATTCAATACGGTAGTAACTGTATAGAAGAAGATATAATTAGGAACTGAATCTATTATCAGTTTGTTTTAGTTAGTACTATTATAACATATCATCAGAATTTGTCAACAAAAAAGTGCAAACTCTTTCCGATATAAATAGAAATAAAACTGGGAGATGCACGTATGGCAGCGCCAACGACAAGAGCAGAATTCAAAGATTATGTACTTCGAAAGATCGGTGCACCTGTAATTCAGATCAATGTATCTGACGAGCAAGTTGATGATCGCGTAGATGAAGCAATTTCTTTTTGGAGAGACTATCACTACAGCGGTTCTCAGCTCATTTATTTGAAACACCAACTTACACAAACTGACATTGATAACGGTTACATCGAAGTGCCAGAACGACTTCTTGGTATTTCTCGTATTTTTGATCTGAGTTCTTCTATTTCTACTGGCGCCGGTTTCTTCAACGTTCAATATCAGTTTGTGCTGAATAATCTCGAAGACATCACTGGTTACAATATTCAACACTATTGGCAGTCAATGCAGTATCTCGAGTTCATTCAAGAGATACTTGTTGGTAAACCTTTGATCCGCTATAATCGACACATCAACCGTGTTTATATCGACATCAAAAAAGATCTAATGGTACCTGGTGAATACATTATCGTGGAAGCATATGATATTATAGATCCTGATGCATATTCTGATGTGTGGAATGATCGCTGGTTACAAAATTATGCTTCTGCTTTGATTCGTGAGCAATGGGGCTTGAACTTGACTAAGTTCACAAATATGCAACTCGTGGGTGGAGTTCAATTCAACGGCGAACAAATCTTATCCGAAGCGAAAGCTGATCGTAAAGAAATGGAAGAAGAAGCCGTTCAAAAGCTACAACCACTGACCTACAACTTCATTGGATAAAGCATGGCAACGAACGTCTTCTTTCAAAATTATGATTACTTCAATGAGCAAGAACTGATTGATGATCTAGTCATAGAAAGTATTCAGATTTATGGTCTGGATATGATTTATTTGACGCGCAGTTTACAAGCAGTTGATGATATTTTGAATGAAGATGATCTTTCAATCTTTGACAATGCATATGAAATGGAAATGTATGTCAAAAGCGTTGATGGGTTTGAAGGCGAAGGTGACTTCTTATCTCGCTTTGGACTACAGATTCGTGATACTGCTACATTTACTGTAGCTAGAAGAACATTTGAACGATTTGCTACTAGGGTACAAACTACTCTTACAAGACCGAATGAAGGTGATTTGATCTATCTTTCACTGAATCAAAAGTTCTTCAAAATTACTCATGTTGAGCACGAGAGTGTATTTTATCAGTCTGGCGCACTTCAGGTTTTTGATCTGAAATGCGAACTCTTTGAATATTCGAACGAAAGATTTAGTACTGGATTTGATTATATAGATACATATTTTGATACAGAAAAAACAGATCAGATAAGTACACTTGAAGGTCTAGCAGAAAAAGATCCTATTGCCAAGAATTTTGATTTTGAAGACGAAGGAGATGATATAATAGATTTTACAGAGATCGATCCATTTTCTGAAACAATTACATTTCCAACAGCAAACACGGCATGACACATGGCATTCGTAAATCATTTCTATAATGCAACCACTCGAAAGTATATTGCTCTCTTTGGTACTCTTTTCAATAAGATATCAATCACACGAGATGACAATACTGATACCGAAATACAAAAAATGATAGTGCCGATCGCATATGGGCCATTTCAAAAGTTTCTTGCTAGAATTACTCAGGATCCAGAACTAAATAAAAAATCAGCAATTACTCTTCCTCGCATGTCATTCGAATTAGATAATATGGTATATGATGGTACAAGAAAGGTTAATTCTACACAAAAGTTAAGAAAAGAACTAAAAGCCGAATCGAACGATTCTCGCAGTTTCATGTGGTCAGCTACTCCATACAATCTTGATTTTTCACTCTATATTATGACTAAGTATTCTGAAGATGGTGTAAAGGTATTGGAACAGATCTTACCGTTTTTCAAGCCAGAGTGGACAACAACTGTCAAGCTAATCGACGATTTAGATCCAATTGATATACCGTTGGTGCTCAATGGTGTTACAAATGAAGAATTGTATGAAGGCTCTTTTGAAGAAAGAAGGTCCGTATTATGGACGCTTAACTTTACTATGAAGTGCTGGTATTTCGGACCTGAAAGACAGAAAAAAGTTATCAAATTTATTGAAGTCGATATGTATGATACTCTAGACGAGAATGCTGATCCACAAGAGCGCATTCAAGTATATCCTGGACTTACTGCAAATGGTCAACCAACAACAAGCGCAAATAACACAATACCATATACAGACATCGAATTTGATGACGATTGGGGAGTGATTCGAGTAATTGAAGAGGATATCTAATGAATGACGATATTATTGCTAGTGCACTTGGTCTGAGACCGCTCGAAGAAGCGAAACAAGAAGATCTTCCAACGGTAGTTGAAGAGCAGCTGCCGGCAGCGCCAAATACTGAAGATGATGAAAATATTCAAGACATCGAAAAGGCTCGACGAAATATTCAGAACATCATAGAACAGGGTGATGATTCACTAAAAGAAATGATCGACCTTGCCAAACAATACGAGTCTCCTCGAGCGTTTGAAGTTGCGGCAAATCTGATGAAAACTCTTCTTGATGCAAACAAAGACTTCGTGGAGATGTCGACAAAGAAAAAGTATGCTATCGAAGAAAAGAACGGACCAAAAGAAGCTGCGCAGACTAATGTGACGAACAACAATTTGATTGTGTCGACAGCGGATCTACTCAAGATGATCAAAGGTGACAAAGACAATGAATAATTATTCTGTTTATTGGATCAGAAGAACATGTCATTCTGATATTTTTTCAGAAGGTTATATTGGTATTTCTAATAATACAAAAAGAAGATTTTCTGAACATAGAAAAAATAATAGTAAACACTCTGCTGTTTCTAATGCTATAAAAAAATATGACGATATAGTATATGAAATACTATATGAAAATTTATCTTTAGATGAAGCAGTAAAAAAAGAAATTGAATATAGACCCAAAAAAGAAATAGGATGGAATATAGCCGAAGGCGGTGGTATGCCTCCAAACATGAAAGGCATAAAAAGACCCGATCATTCCGAAAAAATGAAAGGATCGAACAACCCATTTTATGACAAAAAACATTCGGAAGAAACAAGAAAAAAATTAAGCGAAATGAAGTCTGGTGAAAAAAACCATTTTTATGGAAAAAGCAGACCCGATCATTCCGAAAAAATGAAAAAACTTAAAGGTAAAGATTATCCAAAATTTAGAGGATATTTTATTACTCCACTTGGCAAATTTGAAAGTTATAAAGAAGCTTGTGAAAAACTTGGTATGGGAACTAGTTCTTTATACGATTATTGTATAAATTCAAATGAAAAGAAAATAACAAATCTCTCCCATTCAAAAAATGGATTTTTGAAAAATAATTATGACAAATCAATAGTTGGAAAAACATATAAAGAATTGGGGTTTGGTTTCGAATATGTCTGAAGGTTATTTAGGAAACTCTCAACTCAAAAAAAGTCAACAGGAAATAGAATGGACTCCTGAACTTATCAAAGAATATATGAAATGTGCCGAAGATCCTATCTATTTCGCGGAAAAATATATTCATATTGTTCACGTTGATCAAGGTCTCATTCCGATAAAATTATATGATTTTCAAAAAGAAATTATAAGCGCAATTACTACTGGTAGAAGAGTTGTAGTAAATTCGAGTAGACAGGCAGGTAAAACTACCACCGCGGTTGCAATTATCCTTCACTATGTTTTATTCAATGAATATAAAACTGTAGCACTCTTAGCAAATAAAGGTGATTCTGCAAGAGAAATATTAAACAGAGTACAAATCGCATACGAGGCTCTTCCTAAATGGTTACAACAAGGTGTAGTCGAGTGGAATAAAGGTTCTATAGAATTAGAAAATGGTTGTAAAGTTATAGCCTCAGCTTCTTCGTCTTCAGCAATTCGAGGAAAAAGTATCTCGTTCTTATATATTGATGAGACAGCTTTCCTTGAAAATTGGGATGAATTTTTCGCATCAGTTTATCCTACAATTTCTTCTGGTAAAACTACAAAAATACTTCTTACATCTACGCCAAATTCTCTCAACCATTTTTGGAAAACGTGTAAGGGTGCTCAAGAAGGTAGAAATGGATATGTATATATTGAAATACCATGGGATAAAGTGCCAGGTCGTGACGAAGCTTGGAAAATAGATACTTTATCTGCAATAGACAACGACGCGGAAAAATTTGAACAAGAATTTAATTGTAGTTTTGTTGGTAGCACAAATACTCTCATATCAGGTGCTAAACTCAAAGAACTTGACTTTTCACAACCAATTACAGAAAAAGATGGTATCTATCAATATGAGAAACCTGAAAAAGATCGAGTATACTTTATGACGGTTGATGTATCTCGAGGCAAAGGATTAGACTATTCTACATTCAACATCATCGATTGTACGAAGATGCCTTATAAACAGGTCTGTACTTATCGAGATAACTTTGTAGGACCAGTGGATTTTGCTTCAATTATCTTTAGGATGGGCAAACTTTACAATGAAGCTGCTATTCTTATTGAAATCAATGACATCGGCGAACAAGTGTCTGATACATTGACTATGGATTATGGTTATGAAAACTTGTTATTCACAGAAAACGCAGGTCGAAGCGGCAAGCGTATTTCAAGTGGTTTTGGTAAGAGAGTAGATAACGGTATTCGCACTACAAAATCCGTAAAGTCTGTTGGATGTTCAATGCTGAAAATGTTGATAGAACAGAATCAGTTGATCATTCAAGACTATCATACAATACAAGAATTGTCTCGTTTTTCAAGGAAGGGTTCTTCGTATGAAGCAGAATCTGGATGGCACGATGACCTAGTCATGAACCTCGTAATCTTTGCTTGGTTATCCGATCAGACTTTCTTCAAGGACATGACCGATATAAATACACTATCAAAACTTCGTGAAAAGACAGAAAAAGAAATCGAGGATGATTTGCTTCCATTTGGATTTATAATGGATGGTGATGTTACAGAACAAGAAGAGTTAAAACCCGGTTTTCAGCCAGTAGCTAAAAACAATTTCATGGCTGACTGGTCGGACTTCTAAGTTTAGTGATTTTATAAATAGACTGAGAATATAATTGAAGCAATCATCAAATATTAGAAGGAGACAAATATGGCATTCTCAGTAAGCCCTTCCGTGATTGTTCGAGAAGTTGATGCAACAGCCGTGATTCCCGCAATTGCGACTCCACCGGCAGCTATGGCTGG